ATCATCAATAACTGTATGGCATCCCAAAACCCAACAAGAAAATCAACTGCTGGCTCTGGAAACCCAAAATTCTGTAAATGCTCTCTTATCATTAAATATCCCCTGAATTTTCCCTACCTGTGCCGCTTATTACTATAGTTCCGCCCTGTGATGCTGATGCAACCAGGGTTCCGCCAGATAAAATAACCTGGCCCACAATTTCCGGGCATTGGTATGTCTCTGTCGGCGCAATACCTCGCTGGAATAGTACAGCGTTGTTATTGCCAAAAGTGCCGCCTGAGTTTGGTAGATATATAGTCACAGACTGCGCAATATTCGACGTATTTGTTAGCGTTAACTTGTCAACAATTGTGAATACATTTCTTGCAGTGTATAGGGTAACAGCTGATTGTTCCAGATGCTGGCGACCGATAATATTTGTAACTCTAATAGTCATTATTGTTGTACCTGTGTCACTGTTATCAATGCAGATGAGCTTGCTGGCGAGTAAGCTGTGGCAGCCGTTGCTGCAAGTATGATATTTACATCATCAACTGCATACATTACCTCTAAATAATCATTAGCCGCCAGCGAGAAAAAGTCTGACTTATAAACGCTGCCATACGAGTTATTTGCATCTAAGGTAAAATATGTAGTGGTGTTAGCAAGATCTGCGCCATTCTTCCTAAACCATAATTGTATTGTTTTTCCGCTTGCGCTGTTAGACTTTACCTGGGCATTGACTGATATTTCAAACAAACCAGACTCTTCTACAACAAGCCTAGTTGTGTTTGTTAAAAATATTCCGTTAGCATTACTAGCTGCTGTTGGTCCTATAGCGTAAGCAGTGTTTGGGCTTTGTGCTGTTGTATTTGTTGTGCGCACAAACTCGCCATACAGTTTATCCAGAGTCACCAGGGGCTTTACAAATATCTCACCATTAGTGGCATCAGCTATTAGTACAGGACCTACGTCAATAACTAAATTAGGCGCAGTCGGCTTGACATTAGTCAAATTACCGGCAGTGTCAGGATCTACATATACGTTGTCGCCAGCAGCCCAGGACTGGCCGTAGGGTGAGCCAGTTGTATTAATTCCACGGACCAGGCCAAATGCTGTAATCATTCCCTCTTCGCCGTTACTCAGGTCATGCGTAGCCAGGCCCAAAAACGTATTTGCATCTAGTGTAGAGTCGGCAATGTATTTTTTTATTTGTATTTTTCCCTCACTATTTACACCGTTAGTCCCGACAGCAGTGCCATTTGCAACTGTGCTGCCAGTGTTGTTTATAACGTGCGCATATTGTTCCTGGCCAACCTGCTGAACCACGCCATCCTTGTGTCCAATATTTAATGTGTCATCAGTTTGATTATAGTGCAATCTGCCTGGCTGCTCTAAAACTGGCGCATTTAAGTCAAAATCTATGTAGTCTGACTTTTGCTGCTGCGTTAAATTGGCGGTCGTATTGTCGCCATCTATCGCCGTAGATATTGCGCTGTCATTATCAGCTACAGTTCTAAATGCAGTTTCCATTGCGCGTATGTCTCTTGGCTCTTTGTCTCCAAAAAGTCTAGAAAGCATCTGCCTTGTAAACAAGATAGGTAGCATAGACATTAGTAAGCCATTGGCTCTATCTGAGCCTCCAGTCGCAACACATTAATAAATGCCCTAGAATCGCCCTGGAATCGCTGTATGCGGAAGTTTCTAAGCATGCCTTGCTGACGCCACACTAATCGCTTAGTACGGTCTCCTGGCTTCCCTGTGCTTATTCTGCGGTCTTGAGACCATACCAGGCCGTCTACGCTGTAAGATGTAGTTATTGTTGGATTGTCATCATTAGTTGACTGCTGCCCATTTCGGCCAGTTACTGCAACAAGCTCAAGCTCATTAACAATAGCGCCGTTCCCAGCGTTATATATAAACCCTGTACTAAACTCCCAGGGGATAATCTTATTGTTCTGCGTAGCAATGCTGTCATCAAGCTCGCAGGCAGCGCCTGTAAGGTGATCGCAAACCACCCACTGATTGCTGTCATACCAAAAATCACGGTAGTTGTACTTGCCAACACTAGATTCAGACGATGACATAATGTGCCATACGTACCCACCACCTACTGATGCCCCTACACTTGCGTCAAACACTAATGTTTGGTCAGGCAGATGCACTAAAAGCTCGTCAAGGCTGTTACCTTTTTTTACCTCGAATCGTACTTTTGCAAGTTGCTCTGCAGTGTAATTCTTGAGCATCCTGTCAATAGTTTGGGTGCTAATCTTTTTAGATGTACCGTTAATTCCAATGTAGATAGCAGGTGATTCATTTCTGTAGTTACCCAAAAATGCAATACTGTCCATATACACGCAGCAGGCATCTCGACCAACTGCGCCACGCATTATCTGTGCGCCCTCAACTCGTCTAAACGGAAAGCCGTTGCCGCCTACGTTCTGAAACACCTCTATAGTGTTTTTGTTTACAACATAGACTTCGTTGCGAATCTTAAGTAAAGCAACCACCTCATCCGGGTCAATTTCAGAGCTGCCATACTTAAATGGGCTGTAGCTTGTAGGGTCATCTATGTCGCTTACTACAATGAACTCACCATCGGTAGTCATATAATAGCCGTCAATAAATATGGCGTCTTTCACTATGCCTAGATCTACATCTGTTATCTCTACAAAAACCTGCCCAGTGTCGCCTACCTGGCCTTCCTTGTAGTTATACAAGTAAAGCTTATTGTTAGACGCAATAGAAATATTGTCAAAACCGTAATCTAATCTCGCTGGTCTCTCTGGGTCGTTAAGGTCTTGCTCAATAACAATAGGCTGGCCGCTGCTATCTAGCAGGGCTGTAATTTGATCTCCGTTATATCTGTATAAGCGATTACCTACAACACGTATAACGCCATCGAGCGCATACCCGGTAGGTCTAATGACACCGCGTGATATCTCACCAAATCCTGGGCCTAAGTGTCTAACACCGTCGATAGGTCTTAGATTGCCTCCCTGTCCGCTAACCTCGTTAACCTGTGGAACCAGGCGCATGTTTACAGGCAAGGCTGCTAACAAGTCGGGGCTGCTTGCTGTGTATATTCCCTGGGCAATGTTTATCTGCATATTCTTAGCTCATCTTATTAGCGGTCAGAAAAACTCTAGTTTCTGCTAGTGTTGTTACAGATCCAATTTGCCTTATTCTTACACGGAAGTCTGAACTAAACGATCCGGGAGTTGTGCGCTCTATATACCAGGCTAATGCACCAGGATTAGGAACAGCTACCCAAGATCCTGTAGCTGTACCACTTAAAGCTCTGCCATTGACATCATCGGCCTGAACTTCGTAGTCGCTTGGCACACCTGCACCAAGCCACCACATAAAAGCATCTTCGACTCCGTTTTGCGCATTGCGGAAAAAACCACGCCCTGCCAAAGACGGTGTTGGCATATTGCTCAGCTCAAATGTAGCTCGTACAGTGCTTAAACCTGATCTTGTGGTAAAAAACACATCGCCTTGCTCGTCAGATGGCAAAAATGCTGCGTAACCTGCCAATACCGCCTGATCCTGGCTGCCCCATAGCTTGGAGCCGCCCGGAAACATTATGCGAACCCTTTAAGAAGATTACCGTACCAAGCACCATTTACAAAAGTCGCCTGAAGTACATCAGCAGCGTTAGCCGCAGTAGATAATACCGGCGTAACACCGCCAGGCCATTTAAAGTCAGCTGGCCATGCAATAGTTCTGCTGCCAGTACCATCCTGGAGGAATCTAATAAGCAGTGATTGGCCCTCATTTTCGTTGTTCACGTTAAATGTAGTGATATTCTCAGTCAAAGTAATCTTCCACTGGTTAGATGAGTTCATATCCAGTGTAGCGGTTCCACTGCTTGAAGTAGCGCCATTCATATCCATGTAGCTGGAACCTTCAAACTCTACTTTTCCGCTTAATGATGGGCTGGTACTAAACACTAAGCTTGACTGCCGCAGACCTGTTTTTGTCGTCATGCCGTCCCACAGCGCTGTGCTTGTCGGGGAAGCCAGCCAGCTTTTAATGTTAGCTGTAGGGCCGTTTAGATTGGTTAGCGTGTAACCAATACAGGCTGCTACGTTTCCGCTTGTTACTGTACCTAAGTTAGGTGAGGATAAAGTCGGGCTTGATGAAAATACCAGATTACCTGCGCCTGTCTCGTTAGTAACAGCGGCAGCAAGCTGTGCTGATGTTGCAGCAAATGTGTTGTCGCTTAGGTTAAATGTTTTGTTGGTCAAAGTCTGAGCAGCAGTAGTAGTAACAATGTCAGCGCCAGCAATCTGTGGGTTGTTGACAATTGTGTACCAGGTGCTCTGCAGCTTGTTGAACCGGATAGTAAAAGTAGACGTAGCGCTAAAGCCAGACGGAACACCTACTGTGGTTCCACCATTGCCATTTACAGTCAGGGCAGTGATTGTCTGAGTAGAAACAAAAATAATCTCCTGGCCATCAAAACAGTCAGCGACAGCCGGAAGCACAATTGTTCCAGTCGCTAAAGTACCTGCTGGATTTAAGATAACCTGTATGTTATTGCTTGCGTTTGTTAGCTGCAGCGTAAAGCCAGAAATTGGCGCATTGATTATTACGTCATAGTTTGGATCTGCAAAGTTATCTTTGACATACTGTAAAACAGTTGAGAATGACGCCTTTCGAGCATCACCCTGGCCGCTAGAATACACTGGAACCTGATCGGAGCCAGCGACAGCATTGACTGAAGATAATTGATTAATAGTGGGCATAAGTAATTCCTTAATTAAAATCTAATTCGCCATCATCTCCAGCTAGTAAAGGATCAGACGGCGGATTGATATATGGCCGATCTGTGTCCTTCTTACCTGCACCTCGCGGTAAGGTTCCAGGGAGCTGTTGTTCTGAGGGTTTAGCAAAACGCTCTAAGAGTGCTCTGTAGCCACTCCTTGCTTGCGTCTTGGTTTCTGGCATTACTACTTTTCCGTATGACGGAGCAAGTTTGATGCCGAGATTCGTAATAATAGCTTCGTGAGCAAAGTCTGGAACCATTGTAACGGTGTCCAAATCTGAGTCAGATGGGTTATTGGTCAACGGATAGCCCAGGCGTATGCCATAGCTATTCCACTGCGCAATCATAGTGTCTAATCGACGTAAAGCGCTTTGCAGCTGTTCTGGTGTCAAATCGAATACGTAGTTAGCCAGGCCAATCTCTTCTAGTGCCTGGGTGATGTATTCACGCTTAGTCCATCCCATTCTGTATCGCTCCAAGTATTAATAAAAAGAGGGGCGGCGAACCACCCCCCTTAAAACTGCTAGACCGATTAAGCTTGGCCAAACAGCATGATACCAGACATCTCTGGCTGCTTGTTAACAACACCAAACAGAGTATCGCAGCGATACTTAGTAGTCATAGTGTTGATATCGTAGAACTTCTGCATAACCAGCTCAATACCCTGGTCAGTAGTGCCACGAAGAACAGAAACACCAGCGTTATCAGGCATTGCATAACGACCAGCGAGCAGCTCCATAGAGTCTTTCTGCCAGAATGGGTTAGCAGCAGCAGTGGTAGTGTTAAGGAAAGCAATCGCCTTAGTAGCAGCTTTAGAAGTTACTTCACAGTTTTTGTACTGCTCAGCGGCTTCGTTAGCAACCTGGTTAGAGATGATTGGAGGACTAATTACCATAGTAGTGCCGTTAGTTACAGACATCACTCGGAAAGTCTTAAGCTGGCCAGTAGCCTGCTTAGTGATGTGATGTACTGACTCAACACCAGCGATAGTGAACGCGTCGCCAGCAGCTACGTTAGTAGTAGAGGAAACAGTTACTGTATCTGTACGGTTATCTACGTTGATCTGACCGCCTACTGAAGTGCTAGTAGCAGAAGGGTTGTAGAAGTTAGTAGCAGCATCGCGTGTGTCGATAGTCAGTGAACCACCACCAGCAGCAGCAGTTAGACGGTTAGCATAGTCAAGCTTGTAAGTATCGAAGCTTGCTACCTGACCAACAAATGCGCGCTCGTATGCAGAGTTAGACTTGTCACCACCGAATGAACGACCAGCAGCAGCGCCACCGTTAGCTAGGTTTCCAGCCATACCGTTGTAGTCACGGCTTGAAAGAGCCAGGTAACGATCATAATCAACAACACCTTGCTCGTTCATAATTGCTTCAACTTCAGCAACATCATCAAAACCAGTTGCAGCAGCGGTGCGCTTAACTACTAGAGTACCCTGAGTAGCAGCAACATCCATAATAGCGACGTTGATGTCAGATGCCAGCTTCTGCTTAGCAGCGTCAGCCAGGCGATTTTCCTGGAGAGCGTCACGCAGTTCTTTAGCGTCAAGAGTAAAAGGTACAGACTTGCTGAAGCCAATAGTTGAAGGCACAGCCAGCTGAGTTGAATCCTTATATGATGCAGAGATATCAGTACCAGGTGCGGCATCAATAGAGCTTGCGATATAAGGCTGTGGGCGCCAGATAGTGTCGCTTGCGCGCTCCATCATGGTCTGGTCAGTGTTATAAACACCAACATTACGTGATAATACCAAAGCGTCCTGGAAACCTTCCAGAATGCTCTCGAACGCGACGCGTTCTTCTTTGTTAAATGAGTTAGCCATTTTAAATATTCCTAAATTAAGTTATTTATTGGCGCGCTTCAGATTTCGCTTGTACTGCATCACTTTATCCATGTTGCCAGTCTTTGCTGCTTCTTCACGCAACCGTTCTAAGGTAGAGTCAACAGCCCCAGAGGAAGTAGTGCTAGACTTAAACTTCTTCTCAGGCTGGGCTTTCGCCTTGCGATTACTTACTTTCAATTGTGTCTCCAGTTTTGCTACCGCAAAGGCAAAGGACACAGGGTTATCAATTGCAGCCAGCTCTTTCGCCTTCTTAGGGTTTTTACCAAGTGCATAAACTAACAATGCAGGGTTTTCTGCTCCTTCAAGCAAAATTCCTTGCTGGTTGTTATTCAGCGTATCTTCAATCAAGTGCTCTGCGGATTCAAAATCACGAACTTTAAGCTCAGAACGCTTCTTAGCGTATCCTTCTAGCTTAGACTGCCAGACCTGCTCAGCTTGCTGTAACTTTTGCTGCTCTGCTTCCTGGTGCTCATCTATAGCTTTCTTATTTTCGTAATATTGAGCCAGCTGCTCTTCATAAGCATTGACATCATAATTAAGGCCATCAAGTGTCGGCTTTACAATCTCTTTAGGTGCCGGATTGGACTCAGCTACCTGATCGTTAAGCTTTGCTTCAAGCTCCTTATTTTTGCGCTGTAACTCCCTGTTAGTTTTACGTACTTCTTTCACCCATTCAGGTGCTGGACTACTGTCTTCTTCGGTGGGCGGCGCGTCCTCACCAATCTGAACAATTACTTCATCATCTTCGTCGTCTTCCGGCTCGTCTGCATCTTCCTGACTTGATTCCTCTGTGATCTCATCCTGGTCTGATTCAGACTGTTCAGGACTCTCTTCGGTTTCTTCGTCAAGCTGTACTTCCTCGTCGATTGACTCCTCAATTACTTCGTTCAGATCTTCATCTGCCAATTCGTTCATTGCTTTCCCCTGTTAAACTCACCCATTAAAACGGCTGGGCGGAAGCCGGTACTACAATTCTGCTGTCATATACATCATTTTGCAATTATTTGCACATTTTTTTCTTGCCACCCTTCTTGGTGGTTTTCTTCTTTGGCGGTCTTCCGACCTTATTACCGTATGTACCTTTACCTGCTGGCATAATATTCTCCTATTTCTTCTTGGATTTAGCGCCGGAACACTTCCACCGCTTTCTTGATAAATTGTTAGGCGTATTAGGGTCGTTCTGCTTCTTCTTAGGCAGGCCTTTCTTAATTCCCAGGCTTCTTGCGCAGTAAGAGTCACCCTTGCTAGTGCCAGGCTTTACTCTAGGACCACCGCCCTTAGCTTTACCGGCCTGGCCGTAGCTAACCTTCTTGCCGCTTGCCGTAACCTTAACTTTTGCCTTGCCTTTTGCTGGTTTCTTTGCCATTACTCGAATACTCCTGGGCTTACTTCTCTTAGTGTAATAGATGGTGCGTCTAGCTTAGGTGGCACAGTTCCGCCCAATCTTGGCGTAGTGTCTACCGGGATATCAGGTTTACCAGCAACCTTTTGCGCGCCTTTCAAGCCCATGACAGATAAGGCAGCAAGCGTAGCATAGCCAATACGATTACCTATCTCTTCCTTAAAGAAACCTGGTGAAGATTTGTACAGCTCAACAACAAGGTCAACCTTATCTTCCATAGACAGTAGCTGGCCGGGCGCCTTGCCTCTGTATATAGTTTCTGCAGCTTGGTCTACCTCTTTCTTTAGGTACTGGTCATAGAATTTTCCTATGTTCTTTTTGAAGTTTTTTGACTCAGCTGTGTTACCAAATATACCTTCATCTTCAAGCGCCCTGTCCAGCAAAGATCTACCCTGGTCATCCCTGTAAGGATAGACAGCAGCTCCAGCAGCGCCAACAAAAACACGCACAGTATCTTCAACCACTTCTGCAGCAACATCAGCAGATGCAATACCAGTCCTTCTTAGTCTCTCAGATAATGGCACTTTCTTAGTGTCATCTAAGCTGCTTAAGAAGTTAGTCATTTCGCCATCAGTCATATCATTGACTTGTCTTAATGGGCTTTGATCCACAGGCTGATCGGCTGCCAGGTTTTCACGTAATCGCTCTGTTCTCCCTTCCACAGCAAAGTCAATATTTCGTGACTGCTCTAATGGGCTTTCAAAGTCATCAGCCTGTACTGTCTCGCCTGGGGCCATTGTTCCTGCTGCTACAGCGCCAGCACCAACAACAGTCTCTGGTCGCATAAATGTAGTGAATGCGCCCTTATCGTTTTTTATAGCTTCGCGTACTTCGTCTGTAATGCGCACACCGTGTACAGTAGTGCCGTCTGCAAGATGCACCTCTTCAACCTTAGCGCCGTAACGCTTAAGCATCTTGTTAATCTTTGGCACATAGGTCTTGTCATACCACTGAACCATGCCCTCACTGCCTGTCTCTCCCTTGAGAGGACCAGTAAAGCCGCCAAAGTCAGCAGTGCTCTCGTACAGCTCACCAGTAGCGGGATCTGTCATCAATTCTTCAGCGTTTTCACGGCCAAGGATGCGGGTCAATGCTTTATCAATTGGCTGCCCGGCCTTAACTTCTTTAACTCCTACCGGCATGTCGTTTTGCAGCATACGTACTTCAAAGCTGCCGTCTTCAAACCTGTTGACCTCAACTTTGTTGTAGAGATTTACTTGTCTAGACCTTAGTGCCTGGTCACGGCCTTTAGTTAGCGTTAAAAAATCAGCGTTAGAATCTGCTGCTGTGACAATAGCTTTCTTTATAGGCAGCTCGTACCAGTTGTTCTTCATAGGAACATCCGGCGCAGCACCCTTAATTTTGTCAATTGCAATATCAAGCTTATAAGTAGCGTTGCCAAGCCTTCCAGCTTTCTCTTTTAAAATCTTTTCCTTGTTTGCAGCATATTCTTCACCAAATTCTGCAACATCAGCCAATCTCTCTTGGCTTGGTGTTCTATATCCGCCTCTATATTCCTTGTATAGCTCTAAACCACGGTCATACACTTCTTCAGCTTTTGCTTGCTGCGCTTTTAGGTCTGCAAGCCTTTCTTCATAGTCTGCATCTCGATATCCTGGAGCTACATCTGTAGCCTGGCTTTTGCCCTGGGCAGTCTGGTGTAGGTCTGACTGGATCTCTTCAATGTGCAGCGACTCGCCCAGATAGTTATCATTTGCATCATATATCTCGCGCTCATTTGTACGCATGTGTGCAACTGGGTTTGGGTTATCAGGGTAATGAGTTACATCAACAAATGGCTTATGTGTACCGTCACGACGACCTGTGCCAATCTCATTGGTTAGTGCGTCATGCTCTGCAACTAAAGGCGCTATAGACGGATCATACTCTGCCGCAAATTCAGTATGAGTCATGTCGTAGTATTCATCAGTCTTTCTAAGTGCCTGGTCTACTAGCTGGCGCTTCTGCTCTGGCGTTCTTGCAGCCATATCTTCCGGTGTCATTGCAAACCGGCCAAGCAGCGGGCTTGACATCAAGTTATCCATAACTTCTTCTGGAACATCAGCCGAGCCTGCCTGAAAGCCACTGTTGCGCAGCATTGCTGCGTTGGTATTCCATGTAAACATATCAGATTGCGCTTGTCTCAGCTCTGCGACTCTAGGCTGTAACTCTTGTACAAGTGCCTGCCTTTTTGCATCTGCACCCGGATATTGGAACACATACTCAATATCATTTGCTCGCTCGCCAGGCAATACTAAGTTATCTCCAGCCCATCTTGGCACCTTGCCCTGTGACGCATTAACCTCAATCTGGTGACGCTCCCTTAAGCCCTGGAATAGCTTATTTGCGCCCTCAATATCACCTGCAGCCATAAGCTCCTGCATTGGCTTTAAAGCAGACGGCTCTAAGATTCTAAAGTAGTCTAAAGCTGTAGTTGTCGAATCTACTAATACATCTTCATATATCTGGTATGGGTTCTCATTAACAAAGTCTACGACTTCCTGCTTTGTGACATCATTACGGCCAGCAAAGTGATCCATGAACCCCATAGAGTCCAGCTCTTCCTTCTTAACGCCCAGCTGTGCCAGGTCATTGTAGTATCCCTGGGGATTGCTAGGCTTAGATCTGGCTATCTTCTCTACTACCTGCTGCGGCTTATTGCCTAAACCTGTTATTCGACCAAAGCCTATACCACCAGCTTCAGCATCTTCTGATCCTAAAATCATAGCGCCACCAGTAGCGGCAGCTAAAGTCTTGGCACCAACTACAGCGGGAAGTCCAAACCTGACAACAGCATTATCATAAACAGGATGTAGCTTGCCTCTGACAGATATCTCCCCAACTTTTTCACCCAGGGTGACTGTAGATTTTTCTTTAGTCGGGCGTAAGCGCGGCTCAGTTTTTGATTTGTCGTATCTGGCAAGGTCAACTCCTTCCGGGAATTGTGTATTTAGTGTGTAGTAATGCTTATTACCATCCTCAACAGATATAAGCGGGAAGTCGCCCGCTGGGTTAGGGTCGTATCCTTCCGGGACATCAGTCCAACTCCAACCTGCCTTCTTTTTAAACAGGTTTGTTTTAATCTTTCTGCCTTTCTTGTTTGGTGGCAGCGGTGCAGATTCCTGGCCCACAGTAAACGATGGCTTACCGTCAGGCGATACAGATAGGTTTGCAGTCTCTACAAACTGCCCTGTAATGTCCTCAAAACCGTCCTCTCCCCGCGTTAAGTATCTGCCCCCTGGTGTAGGGCCAAACTCAGCAGTAAACGGCTTAAAAGCCTTGTCATTAGGATCGAAGAATCTTTGTGGTGCTGGGAATACGCTGCGGTCTTCTGGCTTTGGTTCACCAAACTCTCGTAGTTTTGGCTTGCTGTCAAAGCTTTCTAGTGCCTGCCTGACATTATCGTCACTACCTTCAGCAAAGTAGCCATCAGCAAGCTTTTGACGCATGCCTTCAGGATCTCTCGCCACATTGAGTGCTGCACCATCAGGTGTTAAAAATTCAGATGATTGGACTGGCTGCCCTGTCATCTCTTCG